TTTAAGTTCCGAGTATTTTTAACATCAAGAGATTTAGCATCTACTCCAGTTGTATCACAAGTAACAGTTACAATAGATATGCCTGATAGAATATTTAGTGGAAATGATATAACTTCTGGTGCTGGAACATATACTGTAACATTTACAAATCCATTCAAATCTGTTAATTATGCTGTTGGAATTACAGGCGAAGATTTAGATACTGGAGATTTCTTTTTAGTTGAAAACAAGACAATAAATGGCTTTGATTTAACATTTAAAAATTCAGGTGGTACAGCAGTTAGTCGTACATTTGATTATATTGCAAAAGGCTTTTAAAAAGAGTATAAGAACGATATGGCACAACACGATTACGATATAGCAAACCAATCTTTTCCAAGTTTTAGAGCAGATTTAAATTCCGTTTTAGATGCTGTTATTTCTACCAACTCAGGAACATCAAGACCAACTTCAGCAGTAGCTGGAACACTTTGGTATGATACCTCAGATACAACTTTAAAACTGTATGATGGCACTTCAGATGTAGCAGTAGGAAAAAGTGCTTGGTTAGATAAAAGTGCTAATTTTAATGCAGTAGCTGGAACTCAAAATTTTGTAGATACTTCTAGTGGTACAATTACAGCTACTTTACCAGCCTCTCCATCACAAGGAGATGAAATAAGATTTATTGATTCTAAAGGAACATTTGATACAAACAATTTTACTGTTGCTAGAAATGGAAAACCAATTCAAGGAGATGCAACAGATTTAGTAGTAGCAACAGAAAGGGCTGGTTTTGGTTTAGTGTTTTATGACGACACACAAGGCTGGTTATTAATAGAGAAATAATTATGAGTAATTACGAGGGCATAAAATATAATTTTGATGGTGCAAACTTAACAGGTGTTGAGGGTATTCCTACAGGAACAATAGTTCCATGGTCAGATTCAACAGTACCATCAGGATTTTTAGAGTGTGATGGTTCTCTTGTTTCAAGAACTACTTATGCTGATTTATTTGCAATTATCGGAACTACTTATGGTGTTGGAGATGGCTCTACTACTTTTGGCTTACCAGATTTACAAGACAATGTTCCAGTTGGAAAATCAGGAACAAAAGCATTAGCAACAACAGGTGGTGCAAACACAGTATCACCTACAGGTAATGTTGGTGGCTCAACAGCTAACGCAACTTTATCAGTAGCACAACTTGCATCACACCAACATGATGTATTAGTTGCTAATTATGATGGTAATAGTCAGGGGTATCCATATAAATATAGTAATGGTGGCCCTACAACTATACAAACTTATTATGCAACAGGTCAAAATGGTGGACACTCTCATAATATGAGTGCAACTTTTACAGGAGATGCAAATTCAGTTTTGCAACCTTATTTAACTTTAATTTATGTAATAAAAACTTAGGAGATTAAATGGCAACTAATTCAAATTGGACAGTAGTATTTGATGATAAAAAAATAGTTAAGAATACAGGAGATGGTGCTGAAAGTGGTTACATAATTATTGATGATTCTTTTTGGAATCAATCTAAATTTTCAAATATATGGGCTATACAATATGAAAATAATCCAGCTAGTGATGAAGTAGAATATAGAGATCAAACTCCTAATGGCACTTATGCAGATGCTAATCTTGGAGATTTTCAAACTCAGTTTATAGACAAATGGGATTCTGCACATTTAACTCGATTACAAAGTGATTGGGATAATGATAATATTGATGGAGAAACTGATGCAGAAAAAAATACTAGATTAGGTGCAAGACCTACTTCTTATTCATCTTAACATTAACCAAGAAGTTAAAAGATATTTCTCTCCACTTAAAGGTGGATTACCTCTATGAAGATATGGAAAACCTGATGGCCATATAACTATTCTACCTGTTTTTGGTTTAACTCTTTTTGAAAAATGTAAAAATTCTGTTTCCCCACCATCTTCAACATCATTTAAGTATATTGAAAAAACCAATGCTCTAGCTTCATTATTAAATCCTTTTTGATGTTCTATATGCCAAACATGATAACCCTCTGTTGGTAAAGTTTTTTGAATTTTTAAAACAGTATATTGTAAAGGAGATTTATATGTTTCTTTAGCACCTGTATTTTCAAGATAATGTTTTAAAGCTAAATCAAAATTTAATATTACTGGCTTTAAATCTTCCCACCAAATTTCAAAATTACCACCATTCATAAAAAATTGTTGATCTTGTTTATTTAAAATAGATGCGTTTTCTGATGTTATTCTATTAACTGTATTATTAAATTTATTTTGTGCCTCATAAATAGCAATCATTTTTTTACATTCTTCAGGAAGAATATAATTATCATAAACTCCTATAAAATTAGTAATATTAACTGTTTTTTCTTTCATTTATTTTATCTATATTATTTTTAAAATTAAATTCATTTTGTTCTATGTTAAAAATTAAACTGTATCTATTATGATCTCCTTTATATTCGTCAAATCCATGCAATATTTCAGGGGGAAATATATAATAGTCTCCAGCTTCAGGAGTTATTTTTAAATTTAATTCTGGTAAATATAAATCACAACCTTTTGATAAATATAAAATTCCATGCCAACATGGGTGTGTATGATAACTTAAACTGTCCTTAGGTTTTATTTCGTTTCCCCAAGCATTTGTGATTTTATATCTTTGTAAAAAAAATTGAAATAATTGTGGTTGAGTACTTTGATGAGTGTTTATTAAATAAGTAAAAAAATTTTTAAAGTTCTCATTATCTAAAAAATGATACCAATTAGTCATACCACCTTTGACATTAGTATAATTTTCCATTTTTTTATCTAAATTATTTTTAATATTTAAAATGAAATTATGTATTATTTCAGGATATGAATAATGACCAAATATAATATTTACAGTTCTTGGATAAGTTATAGTGAGATTATTTTTAACTTCGTTTAATTTGTTATTTTTATTTATGTAACTAATCATTTATCCTACTAAAATATTACAAGTTATTCTTTGCCAATTATATGTTTCAGATATAGGGGATTCTCCTTGATGATATTGGCTTGAATCGAATATAACAGCACTACCAGATTTAAAAATAAATTCTTCCCCATCAACATAAAAAGACCCTCTCCAATCGGGTTGCCAAACAGGTGTCATAAATAACAGTATTGATTTATATTTTAAATTTTCTTTTTCATCTCTATGTAGCCAATGTTGAGTTTTTTTACCATGATAAGTAGCATTGAACCACATTCTTTCTAATTCAGTAGGTATGCCTATATTTTTATTTTCTAATAATTTTGCTATTCTATAAACTAAAGTTTGACCCCAAAAATAAAAAGACCAATTTATATTAGCATCATTAAACTGTTTTACTATTAAAACAGGAGAAGATATGAAATTATTATTAGGCTCTGTTGTTCCATTCAATTTCCAGTTTGGATTACTTGTTATATGATTATACATAAAAAATAATTCCTTTTGAGAAAGAACATTTTCTAATACAACAGTTTTCATATATAATAAGTGTTAAATTATGTACTATAAAATTAGTATAATGTAAAATTTTTAATATAAAAATTGATAAAAAATGATAAAATTTATAAACATTCTTAGACATTGGAAGAATAATATATGGAAGAAATTAAACAGCGAATTAAAGAACACGAGGGGTATAGGGATACTGTGTATTCCGATAGCTTGGGCTTTGCTACTATTGGTTTTGGCCACTTGGTATTACCCTCTGATAACTTTGTTGAGGGTGTTACTTATCCTAAAGAGGTTCTTGAAGAAGTTTTTGATAATGATTTTAAAATAGCATTAGATTCAGGTAGAGAATTATTAAGAGATATAGAACATAATCATATTATATTTGGTGTCATTGTTGAAATGTGTTTCCAATTAGGCAAACCACGAGTAATAAAATTTAAGAAAATGTGGGAAGCATTAAGAGAAAAAAACCTTGATAAAGCTAGTGCAGAAATGATAGATAGTAATTGGCACAAACAAACCACAAAAAGATGTGAGAGTTTGGCTAGTATAATGAAGAACGCAAACAAATAGGAGAATATTATGCCAATGGGAAAAGGAACTTATGGGTCTAAAAAAGGCAGACCACCAATGAAGAAAAAGAAAAAAACTAAAAAGAAAAAGAAATAATGGCTACAAAGAAACCTATATACGCTAAAGCTAGACCAAAAAGATTAGGCAAACCAAAATCTTTTAATAAAAAAAGTAAGGCATATAAATCAGCTAAAAGAAAAGCTGATAAGAAGTTTGGTAAAAAGGTTTCTCTGTATAAAAACATATTCATTTCACAAGCTATCAAAAAGTACAAACCTAGAAAGAAGAAATAATGAACGGATATACAACAACAAAAACTTTAAGTGAGTTTATTAATAAACGACCAATGAAGAAAAAAAAGAAGAAGAAAAAAGGTAAAAAGAAATGAGTATAAAC